CAGCAGGTAATCTGCTTTATCACACAGCATTGGATACAAGTAAGACTATATCTACTGGTGATATATTTAAAGTAACTGCTACGAATCTAACCGTAACTTTGGCGTAAGGGGTAAATTATGTCAACTATCGTTACTCGTGCTGGCAAAGGTTCTGCTCTTAGTTATGCTGAGGTTGATGCAAACTTTACGAACCTTAATACAGACAAATTGCAGTCTACTAGCAGCGCAGCAATACTTACGCTGACAAGTGCGTCTATTGGTGTTTTAACAGCTACAAGTGCATCTTTGTCTGTTTTAACTGCTACTAGTGCTTCTATTAGTGCGCTTACGGCTACTAGTTCTACATTGACTAATCCGACAGTTAATAACTATACCGAAGGCGTAGTTTCTATCGGTACTGTTACTACGTCAAATACATTGTCATTGACTAACGGTACAGTCCAGACAGCTACTCTGACGGCTTCTACGGCTTGTACGTTCACTATGCCTACTGCGACTGCTGGTAAGTCATTTGTTCTTCTATTGAAGCAAGCTGCATCGACTGGTAACGGTACTGCGACATTTACTGGTGTTAAGTTTGGTACGGCTGGTGCTCCGACTATTACGGCTGCGGCTGGCAAGATGGACATCTTAACTTTTGTGGCTGACGGTACTAACTGGTACGGTTCTATCGCTCAAGGTTACACACCATAAGGAGTCAGGATGTTTGCTTTTACTAAATTAATGCAAGCAATGGCTGGTGGCTCTGTTGCTCCATCAAGTGTGAGCTATCTTGTTGTAGCTGGTGGTGGTGGCGGTGGTGGGTCTAGAGGCGGTCAGGCAAGTGGCGCGGGCGGCGGTGCAGGTGGTTACAGAGAATCAACACTAGCTGTTGCTGGCGCAACTAATTACACCGTTACTGTTGGTGGATTTGGTGCCGGTGGAGCTGGTGGTAATCCGTCTTCTGTTGGAAGTCCGGGTAGCAATTCTGTTTTCGCTAGCATTACTTCTACAGGCGGTGGCTACGGAGGTAAATCAGGAGATGCTGGTAATGTTGGCGTTGATGGCGGTTCAGGCGGTTCAGGCGGTGGCTCTGGCACCCTTAATAATGTTGCTGGTACGTCTGGTCAAGGTAATGCAGGAGGTGCTTCCGCTTTAAGCAGCCCTGTAAATTACGGCGCACGCATGGGAGGCGGCGGCGGTGCTGGTGGCGTTGGCGGCGATGGCGTTGTAACGGGTAACGTTGGGGGTAACGGAGGTGCTGGAACGCAGACTTCAATAAGCGGAGCTTCTCTGTTTTACGCTGCTGGAGGAGGCGGCAATGGCGATGGGACACAAGGCGTAGGCGGTTCTGGTATCGGCGGCGATGCTGGTAATTCTGCGTCTCCTGTCCTGCCTTCTGCTGGAGCTGTTAATACAGGTTCTGGTGGTGGCGGTGCTGCCGCGCCTTCCGATAAAGCAGGAGGTAACGGCGGTGACGGTATTGTAATTATTAGCTACCCATCTACATTTGCTGATTTAGTGTCTATTGGTGTTGGTTTAACTTACACAAAAACAACGTCTGGTGGTAATACCATCTATAAATTTACTGCTGGTACTGGCACTATTTCATGGTGATTTGTGAATATAAATAATTTATTTCCTACTCCAGTAGCGTTCTTTAAGTTTGGTCGTGATTTAACTGAAATTGAGTTGGATTTTATTAAAGGTCAGGAGCATTACGCTAATGAAGGTAATACAACTAGCAAGGATCGTAAGATTCTAAAGAACAAAGAACTTACAGAGATGCGTGAGTTTATTGAAGATTCTTTGATTGAATATTTCAAAGCAATACATGCTCCTAAGTTCGATGTGAGTTTGTACTTAACGCAAAGTTGGGCAAACTACACACAAAAAGGTCAGTTTCACCATAAACACGCTCACCAAAATAGCGTTGTGTCTGGTGTGTTTTATCCACAAGCTGATCGTGCGGTAGATAAAATTTATTTTTACAAAGATGGTTACGAGCGGATTAAGGTTCCAGCTAAAGAATTTAATCCTTACAACTCTGATTCATGGTGGTTTGAAGTTGGTGCTGGTGATTTGATTTTATTCCCATCGCACCTAACACACATGGTTCAAACTAAGGAACATGACAATACACGAATTAGTATTGCATTTAATACGTTTGTTAAAGGTCATATAGGTTCGGATGAAACTTTAACTGGACTGAATTTAAGGGAAGAATAAAATGGCTCACTACGCATTTCTAGATAGCAATAATGTAGTTACAGAAGTTATCCCCGGCAAAAACGAAGGTGATGATGGTATTGATAATTGGGAACAGCATTATAGTGATGTTCGTGGTCAAGTATGTAAACGTACTAGCTTCAATACTGTAGCAAATGTTCACCTAAATGGTGGCATTCCGTTTCGCGGTAATTGCGCTGGCATAGGTTATATATACCGTGAAGATATTGATGCTTTTGTTCCTCCGCAACCGTATCCAAGTTGGATATTAGATTCAAATGTTGTTTGGCAAGCACCAGTAGCGATGCCTACAGATGGAAATTTTTACTCATGGGATGAGGTAACTCAAGCGTGGGTAGAGGTAAATGGCAACTAATTATGTCGACTTCGACTATTGGGTTCAAGGCTATGGTGAGGGCGACCTAAGCCAACCTGATCTATACGTAACGGCTGGTTATTGGGATGCTGGCTATTGCGAGAATGAAGATACTGGCGGTGTAGCATCTATCACGGCTACTGCTACAGTAACAGCAAAGGCAGTAGACTTTATTCTAGGTACTGCGTCTATTACAGGTAATGCGACTGTAACTGCTCAATGCGTTCCTGATCTATACGTTGTTAGTGGGTATTGGGTTGGTGGGTATTGCGAGAACGAGGATACCGAACCTAGTGCTTCTATTGTTGGTACTGCTACTGTAACTGCTGTAGGTACGGAAGTATTTGAAGGCTCTGCAAGCATTACTGGTGCGGCTACTGTAACAATTGATGCGACTGAAATTGAAGGCATAAGAGCCAGCATAACTGCATTAACTACTGTATCAGCTAATGGCACATTTGTAGCTGTAGGTGCTGCTGGAGTTATAGCCAATGCCACAGTTGTAGCAATAGGTAGTAGCGTATTTTCTGTATCTTCATCTATTACTGGTAGTGCTGATGTGGGTGTAATTGGCGATGTTATTGGTTATCAATGGACTGTAGTAACTCCAGAATCAACTACTTGGGCTAAACAGTAATGGCAAAGCAAAAGATTATTTTTGGTGAGTGGTTGCCAGATCAGCCGGGTGTTACTGGTGCTGTAACTGATGCCTTTAATTGTTATCCAGTTACTAACGGCTATGCTGCGTTACGTGAAGCAGTAGATTACTCAAATAATGCAGGTCAGAACTTATTGGTAGCATTTGCTGGTAAGTTTGCTGGTGCTTCTAATCTATTTGCTGCTGGTGCTACACAGATTTACAAGTTTAACCCTAGTAATACTGGCTTAGATGCCTTAACCACTACTGGCTATTCTACTGTTGAGTCATGGGATATTACTCAGTTTGGCTCTAAGATGATTCTAGCTAACGGTGCAGACCAGTTACAGGCTTATGATCTAGGATCATCGACTTACTTTGCTGACTTGGCTGCTGCTGCTCCTGCTGCTAAATTTGTAACGGTAGTTCGAGACTTTGTTGTAGCGGCTAACGTAGGTGGTGAGGAAAATAAGGTCTACTGGTCAGATATTAATGACGAGACTGACTGGACTCCGGGTGCTGCTTCTCAGTCTGACTCACAAATAGTGCCTGATGGCGGTGATATTACAGGTCTGGCGGGTGGTGAGTACGGTCTAATCTTCTTAGAACGTGCTATCTATCGTATGTCGTATGCAGGTAGTCCGTTTTTCTTCCAATTTGACGCTATTTCTAGGACGCTAGGCTGTATGTCTAACGGTTCTATTGCTCAGTTTGGGAACTTAACGTACTTTTTAGCTGATGATGGCTTTTACATGTGCGATGGTAAGTCTGTTAAGAACATCGGGCTAGAAAAAGTTAATCGTTGGTTCTTTGATAATGTCAGTTTGAGCGAAATTCAGACTGGTATGAGCGCAACTATTGATCCAGTACGTAAATTAGTTATCTGGAACTTTAAGAATAACTTTGGTCGCAGATTCTTGCTGTATTACTCAATTGATTTAGATAAGTGGTCGTACGGTTTAACGGACGTTAACTTCCTTGCGTATGGTCTGACACCTAGTGCCACACTTGAGCAGTTAGATATTTACTATTTTGATACTACAAACCAGAAAACTGGTACGTATACACAAAGTAGCACTACTGTTACCGTTACTGTTACAGATCATGGGTTAGAGACTAATGCTTATGTATTATTTGATGCTACATCTGGTGCTGGAGTAGATGGAACATTCCAAGTAACAAGAACTGGTGCAAATACATTTACATTTACTGCGGCAACTGGCGCGACTATCACTACGTCAAATTGCACAATCACATTACCAAGTATTGATAACACGGCAGAGCAGATACCGTTAGATTCACGTACTTGGGCTGGTGGTCAGCTTATATTCGTTGGCGTTAGAAATCAGAGAATTGTAGTTTTCTCTGGTGCATTGCAAGCTGCATATATTACCTCTGGAGACATTGACATTGGACGTTCTATTATCACATTGGCAAAACCTATTATCGATAATGGAATCGCGTCAGTTGCAGTTGCCAGTAGAAAACTATTGTCAGATAGCGTCGAATTCGGAACAACAGCCGTACCAGACTCAGACAACAGAGTGCCATTGAGAGCTAACGGTAATTACCATCGTATTAAAGTAACTCCGACTAATGCTAATTGGGAAACTATTGTAGGTTGTGAAATTGAAATAGCTACGCAGGGTACTCGATGACTAAGCGTGCTCAGTTTAGGACGTTACCTGTATTTGGCTCTGATGAACGCTCTGTATCTGAAGTTGTTCGTGGGATCATGGACGGTAAGACGAACAATACTGGTACGGTTAGTTTAGCGACAGGTAATACTACTACAACTACGCTATTTGATGATCGTATCGGCAAGGAGAGCCTTTTATTCTTTACTCCTGTATCTGCGGCTGCATTTACTGATGCGATGCCATACGGAGCGTTTCAGGACTCTACGAACCAGACTGCTGCTGATACTACGACTGCGTATGCTATTACATTAAATACAACTGACTACTCTAATGGAGTGTATTTATCCAATAGCTCTAGGATGAACGTCAGGAATGCAGGTGTTTACAACTTGCAATTTTCTATTCAATTTAAGAATACGACAAATAGCAGCCAAGATATAGATGTATGGTTTAGAAAGAATGGAACAAATATAACGGCTTCTAATAGTCGATTTGGTATTCCGGCACGACATAGTTCGGGCGACCCAAGTCATTTTATTGGTGCATTAAATTACTTTATTGAATTAGCTGTAGGCGACTACATTGAGATAATGTGGAGAGTTACAGATACTGGCGTAACGATTGAAACATTTGCGGCTGGAACTAGCCCGACTAGACCGTCAGTACCTAGCGTTATTACTACGGTAAATTATGTTTCTCCTAATGCTTCAACTAATATATATGTTAGCAGTCAAGTACGAGGAAGTGCTACTCTGACACATTGGTCTAATAACACGGCAGATAAAACGTATGGTTACATTGTGGTGGGCTAATGGAGTATAGATATATTGCTCCGCAGGAACTAAGACAATGGTGGGCTAGTGTAAGAACTGGCTTAGAGAAAATTAAAAGTAGGAGTCCAGAAAACTGGATTATTGAAGATGTATATACAGACTGTTTCAATCAAAAGAGTCTGTTGTTTGTACTGATAGAGAATAACCACTACGCTGGCTTCTTTGTCCTGCAACCACAAGGT